CCATTGCGGGATCTCTCTGTTTGTATATTTTCTCAGCCGGGGATTGGAATTGAATTTAAACCTGTAATAATTTCTATAACTTTGTACCGGATCTCCATCTTTAATAAACTCTTCTGGCATACATAAACAAAATTTAGTTGGATATTCTAACCCATGTTGAAAGTACCATTCAAAATCTACACTATAACATACAGATAGACATTTATGAACTTTGCCATATCGCCTTAAATACTCATCAGATAAGGCTATAAAGTGGTCATAGAGCCATTGCCTATTCATAGAACTCTCCTCAACCCACAGGGAGCAAGGATGATTAACATGAGTTGACTTATAAGGAGTTTGAACTCCTTGTTTATTAAGATGTGTACAAAGTAGTTGAGTAGATTCTAAAACCATCTTCACAACATGAGAGTCGCAGAGATTTTGAGCTGCTATTTTTGGTGAATAATCTGTTACAAATATATTCATGATACCTCCTTTATTTTAAACTCATAATTTGGGTAATCTTTTTGTATTTTTAACATGTCAGCTTCTACAACAGAGCGGGGCTGAAAATGGATCATCTGATGGATTACATTACCTCCAAGAGCTAATGAACCATCTTCATACTCTCCCTGAATTCCTAAAAACTTGTTTTTAGTTCCTTTCAATCTTGCTGTTATTTTGTATGCCATTTTTAACTCCTATTCTATATCTATTCCACAACTAACAAAAAATTTTAGTAAATCTGAGGATTATTGCTAATGTTTTATTATTATGTTTCCTCATTTTACCCAGCTCCACATTTTATCTAACATTCCAGCAAGTTTCCATTTATCCTGAAGAACAGAATTAAACCTTGCTTTGTTTTTATCACTAAGATTATCATAAATAGTACACATTAAGTTCCTTGACTGCATATCTATCAGAATGCCTTCAAGAAACAACTCATCATCAGGCTTAATTCTAAACATACAACTCTCCGATTTAAGAAAATCAATAGTTAAATCCTTTACGGCTATTCCTAACCTCTGATTCTTTTCAATTTGTTCAAGTTTTTCCCGTTTGTATTCTTCTTTAGTTTTTATCATTTGTATTCTCCTTTTTGTATAATCTGCTTGAAATTTTTCCACACTTTTTACATTTAAAATCATAAGCTGTGTTATCTTCCAAATCCTCTGTTGGAATTATTTTATTCACTGTATTACATCCGTCCCTGTAACATATCCATTCAAGTATTATCATTTTTAACCCTTTCTACTGTTTTATCCAACTCTTTTTTACGACTTGCTGTAAAGTTTGCTAATGTATAATGACGGTCATTAACTCCGCACGAAGCACATATACCATAATGCACCTCAGGTTGTGTACTCGCTATTACTTTTCCGCATTTTGAACATATAAGCACCACTACCACCTTTCTTTAATTAAAAACCTCCTAACACTTATATGAGGTTTTTAGAAAAAGCCCGAAATTAATCGGGCGGGGGATAAGGAGACTAACCTAAGTGGCTAGTTCTAAAGCAAGATTGAGAGCTTTTTGGTTTTTAGAATCATTATTACCAAACCATAGATTATTCAAATTCTTTTCATAATCATTTCCATTATGTTGCATGTAATGTTGCACGCTGTTATATGCTGTCCACCAATTACGATTATCTTCATAATCCATACGCTCTGTTACATAATCAATTATTTTTCTTCCTTTTTTGCTATCACCATCGCTTTTAGCAATTTCTTCTAAGGAAGGTAATGAAAATGCTGCTCTTACATACTTTTCTAAATCCGTCTGTTTTATATCTCTGGTAGCGAGCCATTTATATTTTTCAGCCGTAGTTATGAATTGCTGGTTAATAACATCCATTGTTTCACCAATAGCTGTTATATTTTCTTTAACTTGCTGAGTATGTTTTACCCTAATTAGTTGAGTTGCCTTATCTCGTATTGCAAGTTTTAGTGTATTTGTACACCACACTCTAAAAGGAGTAAATCCAACTCTTACTGATGTTGTTCCATCGTGGCTATTAGAAAGTAGTATGTAGGATTGAACTACATCGTTCTTTTGTACCTCAAGATCATCCATTTTAATTTTACCTAAAACGAAAATCTTTTTACCTCCATAGAAACATCCGGCAGTTTCTAGTTGAACAAATCCTTGCTCAATAAAGGGATTAAACCAATCAAAAACATCTTTATTCTGTAACGGCTCATAAGAAGAGCCTACAACTCCCAAATGTTCTTGATTATCTAACCTCAAAACAGCGTTTCTATCTACAGGTTTTTTAGTGATAATCCCTTGTAGCGGTTCAAGTGCTACTTCCCAGTCAAGATTTGCCTGAGTAATAGCGTCTTGAATAGTTTCAGCTGTTGTTACGTTTTGTCCTAATCCTTGAAATTTTGTTGCGATTTCTACCATGATTTTTTTTGTCCCTTCTTTTAATTAATAATTTATTTCCCAATTAAGGAAGTTATCTTTTGTTTTTTCTATTTCAAAATGACCTTCTTGTGCAGCCATACATGCTTTTTCATATGCATCTTCTTCGGTATCGGCTTCAACCTCAACCTCTTTAAACCAGTGCTCGGTATAAATGAATTTAAATTTTGACATAATATCCTTTCTAAAGTTTCAAACACTTTTTACTTAAATCAATGTTTTTACCTATTTCGATTAGTAAATCCAGATAATTCATTCCTTCCCACCTATCAAGATGTTTATAAAGCGTTTCTAGTGTATCGGAGTATAAAAGATGTCCTTTTAAGTAACCTCCAAAACTTACCATTATTGAGTACTCATTTAAACATTCATGAAAGATAACACCTATTATGTGAATATTGTTTATATCTAGTTGCTGGTTAATTCTTTCAATCAACAACTGTAAATAGTTATATTGAATTGAAACGTTTAAATCTTTAAAATTTTCTATCATAGTTCGCCTCCTAACTTTTTAAAGAAATTGTCAATTTCTAGTATTTTGTCATCGCTGTGATATCTGGGGTAACATTCTTCCATAACATCTAAACAATATTTTAGATATTGTTTGATTTGAGTAAAATCTTCTTCGACAATTTCTATTTTTGTTGTATTAAAATCTCCATCACAATCTGGTGAATCATAATCATCATCAAAGAAATTTATTTCAATTCCGTGTACATAATAGTGATCATCATCAAGTAAATAATCCTCTTTGATGTTGTTGTTATCATCAATAAGGTCTTTCATAAAACTGATAAGCCTTAACCTATCAAACTCGTTTTTTACTTCTTTAACAGGTGTATCTACAAATTGACTTACCTGATTTTTTAAAAGTATTTCCGCTACAATCATGTTTTTCCTTTCTTTTTTTAACCTATTTTATATTAAAAGCAGTATAATATAATTTTAACATAATTATATTAAAAATATACTACTAATTTTAAAATTTAAAGCCCACTCTTTAAAAATATAGATTAGTGTGGTATATTGAAAAAGATGGCGGGGCATTAGGAGCTGATAATGAACGAAAAATCTAAGGCTGATGCTAAAAAGAAAAAGGTTTATATGAAGAAAACAGAAAAATCTCAGGCAAAAAAGTTACCTGAGCCAAAGAGAACATATACCTTACAGGAACTGCTAAAAAAAGCTAACAAGAATAAAGCAGCAGTAACAATATTTCCAAATGATTTGGAAAGAGCTCCAAGAAATCGTATGGTAATAAATGAGGGAATGATTGATATTGCGTATGATTTAGCTGAGCAGGGTTTAACCGATAGCGATATAATGAGTATTTTAGGAATGTCTTCCTCGGCTTTTAGTTATAATTATAAACAGGGATATATAGTCAAAAAATACATTGAGGAGTCAGGCATTAGTTTAAAAGATTTACCTAATACTCTTAATGTTTATTGTGAAGAGTTGGGAGAAATGGGTAATTTATATTATCCAGAACTCAGATGCAGGTTTTACATGGCAATAGAGCAAGGAAGAGCAGAAGGTAATAAAAAGGATTTAACGACTATAAGAGAAGCCGGAAAAAAGGATTGGAAAGCATCTGCTTATGTCTTAGAGAGACGTTCACCTGAGTATAAAAAGGATTATGAAAAAAAAGAAACAGGTACAACAAATATCGTTAACAATTTTGGTGATAATATTATAGATAAAATCTCAAAAATAACAAAAGAAGTTAAAAAAGAGCGGCTCGAAAATAAGGCGGGCGATGAGATTATTGATGCCGAATATGAGGAAGAATAATGTTAAAAAATAATTATATAAGATGTCAACCAATAAGACCAACTATAAATCAGCCGAGTAAAAAACCGATTAGGATGGAACATACCAGCAACCAAAATAAAATCGAAAATAAGCCCATCTTCAAATCTAATAAAAATTTAGATGTGGTGGTTTAAAATGAAATTTCTAAAAATAAGAAAAAAACCAGTTACTGTTCATGCATTTCAAATTGATGATAATTTTTTAAACAATATTGAAATACCCCTAAGAACAAATTTCAATAATCATGGATTTAGAATTGAAGAAAACGGCATCTTTGTTGATACTTTAGAGGGTATTATGAAGGCAAAAAAAGGTGACTGGATAATAAAAGGAGTAAATGGAGAGATTTACCCCTGCGATGATAAAGTATTTAAAAAAACATATAATATTATAGGTGCTGAGTAGGTAAATTTTTTCTTGATTCTAAAATGGGTTTTTCATGGCTCGCCTACTCAGTTTCCGATATAAAGGAGTTTAAAATGATTATAAAATGTCCAGGATGTGATGATATATATAAAATGAGCAATCCAACAAGTAATGATATTAAATGCCAATGGTGTGGATCAATATATAAACAAAATGATTTTAATATAAATTCCACCATATTAGATCAAATAGAAAACAAGGCGGGGGATAAAAACGGGTTTTGATATTGTTTTATATATAACGAGAGACTTCCTTATAATAGGAACAGCATTATTATATATGTCCATTTGTTTTTTCATTTTATCCGCATCGATATATACACTTTACAACACCGTCATTTTAAGAAGTCAATACATCACGAGCTTAAAATCTATAATTGATTCTCTAATTGAGCAGAAATCCATTTTGATTGAGGAGAACAAAAAGTTAAAACGCAAAGTTCACCCAGTTGATATATTTGATTAAAATAAAAATTTGTTTATTCATATTACTCATTATCCAGCTGAGAGGTTAAAAACCTCTCCTTTTTTTGAGGACAAAAAAAGAGGGAACACCTTACGGTGTTCCCTCATGGGAGTATCAATCTGTTATTGGTTCATAGCCGGTTTCATACTCGCACCAGCCTTTTTTGTCATCGTGAAACAATCTTTCCTTGTTTTTAAGGCATTCTTTGTATTCTTGTTTAAGTCTTTCCTGTTTTTGCTCTGGAGTTTCATGAACATTTATCATTATTAGTGCAATAATGATGATAAGTGTTATTCCAGTTTCCTTTGGGGCGGCCATGAAAAGAATTGCAATCAACACTATCATAGCCACAAAGATTATAAAGAAAAACTGTATAAAAACCACTACTCATCCTCCATATCTTCAACAAGGGTGAGTATTATCTTTAAAAGGCCTATTATTGTTAAGTCTTTGGCCTCACCTTTACCACCTTTTTCATGTGCTACGAGGTTGTATTTTCCTCCAACCTTTTTAATACTAATCTTCATATTAGTCTCCTTTTTATACTACTGGAAAATCTGGCGGGCATTAAAGGAGCTCATGTTTGAGCCCACTTTGGTTTATCGTTCATAACAGCTGTGTAGAAAACTACATATTTCAGACTTTTTAGTAGGTAGAATGCATCCGTTATCATCAATTTTAATCATGTCGTTAATTAAATTTTCAACTACATAAAGCTTAAACCCATCAGGAAAACCTTCCTGATTTGCTACATCCAGAAATAGTCTGATTTGTTCTGTTTTTTCCATGTTTTTACTCCCACTCTTACCTTACGCTCAGGAGCTTGATTAGCTCCTTTAAAGCCAGCCAGAAAATCCGGGCGGGTAAAGAAAAACTCCTTGATACGCTACTTAAAAGAAAAGCTCCATATTAAGAACCCCTTAATAATATAGAGCATTAACGTTAAAGGAATCAAAAGGAAAGTTAAAACACCCTTAACGTTGAATCAAAAGGAAAGCAATATCTTTTATTAATATTTTTTATAGTGCCTTCTAAGTTCCATCCTGTACTCTCGCTCGCTGATGAAAACCAGGCGGGCAAAATGAGAGATGGTTAAGTTAAACCCTATAAAAACCATAACCATAATGATTATAATCTGCATTAATTCCATGTTAAATCTCCTATTTGATACTACCATTTGAAAAGCCTTTGTAGCTTTTCTTTTAAATATACCCTGCAAGGAGCAGTCCGTAGACTGCATCCCCGTCCTACATAGCAGATATGGCTTGGTCAATACGCTCCATCAAGGCTTGTCCCTCTAGGGTAGGGTCTAAAGATAATACTATCTTTTTGACCGACTCCCTTGATGGTTTACGGCTACCGCCTCCTGTACGCACCTGACCGTATTTATTACGAATCTCCATTATTTGGTCGTGGAGCTTTTGTAGCTCCTCAACATCTTCAGGTGTTAACTTTTGGCAGTCATTGCCCTTTTTAGCTGCATAAGCTTCATAATCGAAGTTTATCGCCTTTTCAAGGGCTAACGCAGAACTGCGTACGTGATAGACCGCTGTTAAAATCCTGTCAGGATTTTTCTTGCCGTCCTTTTTAGCAGGTTCCTGCAGCAGGTCTTCACCTGCTTGATTTTCACCTGCTTGATTTTCAACAGTTTCCACGTTTTTTACTGATGTTTTAGCCATGTTTTTAGTCTCCTTTTTTTATACTACACGGAGCGTTTTTTGATTAAAAACTGCTCCTTGCAGGGTATCAAGGAGGGCACATTTTGGAAAATCCAAAATTGGAAATTATGCCCATCAAGCCCATGCCTACTAAATCCCCTCGTTATGAAGATTTTTAGCTTGGCAAGTTTTACTCCGTAGCCAACAAAAGCCCCATTTTGGAAAATCCAAAATGACAGGCATGTATTGCCCACGTGGAGCGGGATTGATTGGTATAATCAAATCCATCATGTGCCTATCCATGCCTGTTATGGAGTAGCCCTTAAAGGGCTAGTCCGGTAGAGTTAATCCAGTAGATTTAAGTTGAATTGGCAGCCGTCCCCATCAATGAGGTTTATTACATCCGGAGCAATCGGCTTAATTAGATTTAAAGCCGATTGCATATTAGGGAAGTACATACCTTCCCTAATGTACTGGCCATTGTAGCGTAAATGCACCTCAACACAGGTGCTATCACTGTTTAGAAATATGTTTACGCTTAAACAGTCGGATTGCCTCCTGTTTTCCTCAATAGCTTTTTCTACTGTATCGTTTAATACGTTTTTAAAATCTCTTACCATGGTTTTTACTCCTATTTTACTATTACCGAGCAGCAGCATAGCTACTCCATAACAGGCATGGAGTTTAAGTAGTAGCTTATATAAGATTTAACAGACCCATTTTAACGACTTGTTAAAATGGCTTGTTAAGACCTACTACCTTGTTACTGGCACAGCATAGCTAGTTGCATCGCTTGCATGCTGCCCCGTCCCTTGCGGGCTAGCCTTACGGCTCCGAGGTTTTTTATTAACGGCCACAGATAGTATATACTCGATTGCTACCTGTTTATATGTATAGTAAACTAAAACTTTAATAATTTTTTATTTTATTAACTTTTTTGTTTACCTTATGTATACATTGTACCATCATGTACATGTTATTGCAACCCTTGGGGGCCTATTTTCTAATGCCTGCGGCTTAATCCTAAAGTATAATATTTTTATGCTACATATACGTGATTAGCCTTTTGGGTAATAAACCTTATTGACAAGTTTGTTGCACCAGGTGGATCCGGAATAATTATAAATCCAATTTACAAGCCGCCTGTAAGCACTCCTGCGAAAAATTCAAGAAAAAAAGAGGTAAGGTAATCATGTACAGAAAATCATGCACAGAAAATTCAGGAAAAATTGAGATAAGGTAATCACGTACAGAAAAACAAAAAAAGGGAGTAAGTTAACCACGTACAAAAAACTTAGGGAAAAAGAGAGGGGATACCAGCATTACTTTCTGAAAATTCGATGGGAAAACGGTTACATTTAAAAACGAGTTGCTCAGAAAAAATTCAGGGAAAAATTCGGGTTTTTTGTTAATCATATACAAAGTTTAGTACAGGAAAACCTGACAGGCTAAAAAGTCGAATAAAAATTTTTATCTGAGACAGCCTTTGTGAAAACATATTAGCAAATGCTTATATAAGAAAATGCTTATATTGTAGAAATTTTTATAAATTTCCTTTATAATAAAATATGTTGAAGAGAAGATTGGCTTTTAAAGCAAAATAAAAAAGGTTTAGGAGTAATATTAAATGTCAGAAATTAACTGGTACAATTTAGGCGAGGATGAAAAAGAGGCTATAATACGTGCCACTGTTGATGATAATAAATATATCCCAGAGGATATAAAACCGCACCCCAAACAAAAAGAGTTTTTAACCAACTTTACAAAAGAGGTTCTGTATGGAGGAGCCGCTGGAGGGGGGAAATCAGTTGCGATATTAATGGCCGCCCTTATGTTTGTAGAGACTCCAGGATACAATGCTTTAATTCTTAGAAGAACTTTTAACATGCTTTCAAAACCTGAAGCTCTAATTCCTCTTAGTCATGAATGGCTGCAGGATACCGATGCTAAGTGGAGTGAAAAGAAACATACTTGGACATTCCCTAATGGAAGTATTTTAGAGTTTGGTTATTTAGATACCGATAAAGATAAATATAACTATCAGGGAGCTGCTTATCACTTTGTAGGATTTGATGAATTAACACAGTTTACTCAGTCTATGTACACATACCTCTTTAGTAGGGTAAGAAAAGTTAAAGATTCTTTAATTCCTCTTAGGTTTAGATCTACGAGTAACCCCGGTGGTGAAGGTCACGAATGGGTAAAAGAAAGGTTTATTACTGAATGTACTTCTGATAGGTTGTTTATCCCCGCAGGGCTTAACGATAATCCTAGTTTGGATCATGAATCATATAAAGAACAGCTTTCAGAGTTAGATCCTGTTACTAGAAGGCAACTCCAAGAAGGTGACTGGGATGTTGTTGCAAGTGGACTCTTCTTTAGTAAAGAAAAATTTAATATGGTCGATAATTGCGATGAAAGTGGAAGGATAGTTAGGTATTGGGATATGGCCTCAAGCAGTGCGGATAGTGCTGACTTTAGTGTTGGTACTAAAATGCTGGAAAGAGGTGGGAGATACTATATACTTGATGTTATTAGAGAAAAACAAAAGCCTTACGATATGGAAAAAATTATTAAAGAAACTGCTGAAAAGGATGGTAAAAATGTTGAAATCTTTATGGAACAGGAGCCCGGCTCATCAGGTCAGATTGTTATAGATCACTATGCTCGAAATGTTCTTAAAGGGTATCCTTTTAAAGGAGTTAAAAATACCGGAAATAAGGTGGATAGGGCTAAGCCTATATCGGCAGCTGTCCAAAATGGGAATGTGTTTTTAGTTAGAGGAAACTGGAATAAAAAGTTTTTAGAAGAGTGTAGTGTATTCCCGCAAAAGGGATTTCATGATGACCAAGTAGACTCCGCAAGCGGTGCTTTTAATCAGATTAATGAATCTTCTGTTAATACCGGGAAAATAATTACAATGAAAGTAGATAGGATGAGTAAAATTTGTCAGGATTTTTAGAAAAATCAAATATTCTTGGTAAATATGGAGATGTACGTAACTGGTCAAAAGATGCGATATTCTGTTATAATAGAAATTGTAGATGTGGTGGGTGTTATCTATATAACCTTACGAGTGGTAAATGTAAAATGAAAGCATCTGTGTTAGAATTATTTAAAAAATTTGGAGCTCCGAAATAAATGTTTAATATGTTTAAAAAGAAACAAGCACCTGTCGAGGAAAATTACAAAGATAAAATATTATCAGGGAAGCCTAAAACTAATGAAGAAATTGCAACAAGACAGGTTGTAGATGCTTTTAGTATATTAGGTTATATTCCTGATCCAGATGAGATATTAAATAAAAATGGTAAAACTTTTCATGTTTATAGAAAACTTATGTATGATAGTCAAATAAGTGCTTGCGTAAACAGTAGAAAAGCTGGTACTAAAAGTCTTGACTGGGATATTGATAGAGGAAGAGAAAACACACCTAAAAGTGATTTAATTAAAGATTTTTATAGGGATAATAACCCGCTTATTGACACTCTTATAGATAGTATACTCATGGCTCCCGCCTACGGATTTCAGCCAATTGAGGTTATTTGGGGCAGGGTAGGAGAGTATATACTACCGATAGATATGAAGGCTAAAAACCAAGAGTGGTTTCAGTTTGGTGTTGGTGGTGAGTTAAGGCTGTTAAAAGGAAATACCTTTACAGGAATTAGCCTGCCGGATAGAAAGTTTTTAACTCCTACCTATAATGATATCCACAATAATTTCTACAACCCTTACGGAGATAGGCTTTTAGCGAGATGTTTTTGGCCCGCTACATTTAAAAGAACAGGAATTAAATGGTGGGTCACTTTTACAGAAAAGTATGGAATGCCTTATTTAATAGGTAAAGTTCCAAGAGGTGCATCTGATAACGCTAAAGAGGCTATGAAGGCAAACTTAGAAAATATGGTTTTAGATGCTATCGCTGTTATTGAAGAAGGCACAGAGGTTGAATTTGAAAGTCCAAGTAAAGGTCAAGCTGTCGCATCTTCTACTAATACATATGAAGGGTTGATAAACCAATGTGATAGCCAGATAAGTAAGGTTCTATTAGGACAAACTCTTACTACAGATCAAGGAAATTCAAATGCATCATACGCTTTAGGAAAGGTGCATTCAACAGTTAAAAGAGATATAGTACAAACAGATAAAAAATTAGTTGAAAAAACATGTAATTTGCTTAATAAATGGATAATAGAAGTTAACTTTGGAGATACAAACGATGTTCCTAAATTCTCCCTGTATTTGGAAAATGATGTACACAAAGAAAAAGCCGAACGTGATTCTCTATTATCGACTAAAATGGGAGTTAAGTTTAAAAAGAATTATTTTATTCGTAACTATGGGATTGATTCATCTGATTTTGAAATTAATGAAAATGAAGGAAAGGTTTTTACGCCCCGACCAAAAGATCCATCAGAAGCTGGAAAAGCGGATAAGAAAATTGAGAAGGACTCTAAAGTTCCAAGTCCTGGAGATTTTAGTGAATATCACACAGATAGAGTTGTTAGTATGTTTACTGACGAAGTGTTACAAAGAGAAATAAAAAACACTGTTCAGCCTGTTCTTAAAATGTTAAAAGAAACTAATTCTTATGAAGAAGCTTTAAAAGTTTTAAATGAAATAAAACCTGAAATGGATAGTTTTTCTGTACATGAAAAGCTGACAAAGCTTCTGTTTATAGGAGATTTATTAGGAAACGCAGATGCCGCTGATAATGTAGATCCGGAGCAATAAGATGGGAAAAAAGATTGATTTTGAAAAGCTGCTAAATGTAGATCCTGAAAGGGCCGTTGAGTACCTTAAAGAAAAGGGTTATAAGGTGACTAAAGACTGGAGGGAGTCTTGGAAATCTGCAAATAACAGGGCTTTTACAATCACAGGGGTTATGAAAGAAGATATACTAAAAGATGTTAAAGAGGTTTTAACTCAGTCAATGAAACAGGGGCTGGGTTATGAAAATTTTAAAAAGAATATAGATAATAGAATGAGGACAAAAGGCTGGTATATTGCTCCTTGGAGATTAAAAACTATATATAGAACAAACATGGATGTTGCCTATTCAATAGGTAGGTTTGAATACCAAAATTCTGTAAAAGAGTCCGTTCCTTATTGGCAATATGTGACAATGAATGATGAAAAGGTAAGACCCGCTCATGCTTATCTTCATAATAAAGTTTTTAAAGCGAGTGATAAGATATGGGATGTCATATACCCTCCTAACGGCTTTAATTGTAGATGTCATGTTAGGAATTATACACGTGATGAATTAAAAAGAAAGGGACTAAAGGTTGAAAATTCCGAAGGTCGAGTAAAACCCGCTTATGTAGAGGTTGGTCCAGTTGGAGATAAAAGAAGGGTTAGAACCCATGCTATTGACGGGTATAAAATTGATCCGGGCTGGGATTACAATCCAGGAAAAGAAAATTTTAAAGGGAGAAAATAATGATTAAATTTGAAGCTGATTCTTCACCTATAATGGATCGTATTAAACGATTAAAAAAGAAAAGATATAAAATAAGACCTATTCTTTCAAAACTAGGGGTAATAATGGAAGAGGGTATTAGGACTAATTTTGAAGTGGGCGGAAGACCTTCATGGAGACCTTTAAGTAAAACCACTGTTAGAAGGAGAAAAGAGAGTCCGAAACAAGAAAAAAGGGGAAGAGGAAGACCAAGCAAATTTTCATCTAGGAATGTTATGGGAATACGTCCTTTGATAGATACTGGAAGATTATATGATTCGATAGATAGTAAAGTATATCCAAATAGAGTTGAAGCGGGTTCTTATGGAGTTTCTTATGCCAAAATTCAAAACTATGGTGGGAAAAATAGTGAAGGCAGGTATGTTCCGGCAAGACCATTTTTACATGTTACAAACAAAGAAGAAAGAGAAATGGAAGAATTAATTACTGATTATCTATCTGACAAAACAAATAAGTTAAAAGGTTGACATTTTTTCAAAATTCGTTGAAAATAAGTATAGAAGATTAAACGAGGTTATTATGAATTTAGATTTTTTTGATGGGCAGTGGGTCGAGGTTTTCAGAGCCGGAACACAAACATCTAGTAGTGGTTACACTAAAGAGTGGACAGAAGATGATTTAAACACCATTGTCAAAAACTATGATTCTAAAAAACATGAAGCTCCATTAGTTATAGGACATCCTGCTGATAATGATCCAGCTTATGGGTGGGTAGAAGACCTTAAAACTGATGGAAAAATACTGTTAGCAAAGTTTAAACAGGTTGCTAATGGTATGAAAGAGGCTGTTAAGGACGGTTTGTTTAAAAAGCGTTCTATAAGCCTTTATCCAGATTTGTCTTTAAGGCATATTGGATTTTTAGGAGCTGTTCCGCCCGCAGTTAAAGGATTAGCAGATATTAAATTTAACTCTGAACAAGAAGGAATAATAACAATAGAGTTTGAAGAAGAAAAAGGAGATGACAACATGTCAAAAGAACTCGAAGAAAAAATTAAAGGTCTTGAAAAAGGTCTTGAAGATCAGAAAAAAGATTTTTCAGATCAATTAGATGCACTTAAAGCTGAAAAAGAAAAAATTCAAAAACAGCTTGATGATGAAAAGGCAGCTAAAGAGAAGGCTGAAGCTGATTATGCAGAAGCTAAAAAAGAACTTGAAGGTACAAAAGAACCACAAAAAGAAGAACTTTCCGAGAAGGAAAAAGAATTTCAAGAAAGAGTAAAAAACCTTGAAATTGAATTACAAAAAGAAAAGAAATCTAAAAGAGTAGCTGAATTTTCATCTTATGTAGATGGATTACATAATGAAGGTAAAGTTGCAACAGAAACTAAAGGTATGTTAGTTGATCTTTTAGAAGCGGCTCATCAAACAGGGGTTTCTAATTTCTCAGATGGAGAGGCATCTGTTGTAGGTAAATTCAAAGAGTTTTTAACAAAACAGCCAAAAATTGTTGAATTTGGTGAAATTGATCCTGAAAAGGATAAAAAAGCTAATGAGGAATCTGCAAGTGAAAAATTAGAAAAACTAACAAAAGATTATCTTGAAAAGAACAAAGGAATTTCATACTCAGAAGCTCTTGAAGTAGTTCAAAAAGAAAATCAAGATCTTGCAACTGAAGTTCAAAAAGAAATACTAGGTAACTAATAAGGAGTTATAAACAAAATGGCGAAAGAATTTGGACAAGGAATAAGTGATATCCCATTTGAGGCAGCAGAAGATCTTTCAAGCTACCAGTATCACTTTGTAGTATTAAACAGCTCCGGAAAGATTGCTCTTATGGATGCAATAGGAGATTACCCAATAGGGGTTTTACAAAATGCTCCAGAAAGTGGTGAGGCAGCTGTTGTAAGGTACGCAGGAGTATCAAAAGTTGTAGCAAACGCTGCTATTGATGAAGGTGACTTTGTTAATGCGGAATTTAACAGTGTAACCGATTGTGGAAAAGCTGATGCTACTACAACCGCAGGTACACTTTCATGCGGAGTTTGTATAGACGCATCTTCAGCTGAAGATGATTTATGTTCAGTGTTGTTGACTCCATTTGGAGCTCTTCCAACGGCTAAATCTTAATAGTTAAAATAAGGAGATAAACTAAAAATGGGAAAAAACACAGCAGCGAGTCTTGTTACATCAGTACAGCTTAGAAATGCTAGCGTATACTACCCCGCACCGGAGTATGTTGCGACTGAGGTGTTTAAGCAAATTGATGTATCTGACCCTAAAGCAAAGATAACAAAATATGAAAAAGCAGACTTTTTCAGGAACGATATAGCTCTTAGAGAAGAAGGTGCTAGAGCTATGAGAGGTGGGTATAAAACCACAACTGTATCTTATGATTGTCAAGAATACGCATTTGCACATGCGGTAACTGATGAAAGAAGAAGAAATAGTAAAAAACTAGGTGGGCAACCAATTCAACCAGATATTAAAGGTGTTGAGCTTTGTAAAAGAAAACTTTTGATGGGCAAGGAAGATAGAGTTTCTAACTTCATTTTAAATAATACTTGGCTTGATGGAAATTCTGGCGGTTCTGATGCTGAAGGTGGTTGGAGTTCATCCGAAACAAGTAATACTTTTATAACCGATATCCAAACTGGTCTTAAAGCGTTTAGAGAAAGGGGAATTGTTTCTGGATCTGATTTAGAAATAAGACTTCTTTTAGATGATTTAACTTTTGATCAAGTTGTAGAAATTGAAAGAGTTAGAGATCAGATTAAATATACATCTGCTGAAAATATTACTCCTGATCTTCTCGCAAGGATACTTAAAGTTGATAAGGTTATTGTTGCGAGTTCAGTTTACAATTCAGCTAAAGAAACAAAAGCTGGGACAGAGTTTACATCAGGTAGATTCTGGGAGCAAAACTCAGATAAAGGTATTGGTTTCCTTTATGCTTATCCAAAGAGAATTGATCTTGATATGTTAGCCGCAGGTTTAGTTGTTAGAGATTCTTTTGACTCAGAAGAAGGTGGCGGACATGAAAGATTAATGAAATGGCGTGAAGCTGCCGAGCACCAAGATGTATATGAAATTGCTGAGAATGCTGATGAAATAGAAATTTGTAGCGATTGTGGATATTTGTTCAAAGACACTATTTCAGATTAATTGGAGCTGTTAAATGGCATATTGTTCAATAGATGATATAAAATCCGTAATATCAAATTCTGATTTAATAGATTTAACTAACTCATCAGGAGGAGGTACGGTTATAGAATCTACAATAACTGATGCAATTAGTTTTTCTGATGCTATGATTGATGGGTATTTAAGAGGTAGGTATAATCTACCTCTTAGCTCCACTCCAACATCATTGAAATATATAGCTGTAGATTTTGTAGTTTATCGTTTATATAGTTTAAGACATTTCCACAATGTTCCTGAAAATATAAAAGAACGATATGACGATGTTATAAGAAGGCTTTATGAAATACAAAAAGGTAAATATGACCTTGGAATAGAATCAACAGCCGAAAAAAATAATCTTCTAATGACAATAAACAAAACATCCGAAGAAACAAGTGTAAATAAATATTACAATAAAAGTAAATGGGATAGTCACAGTTTATGGGAAGGGTATGAATAATGTCTATTGCCGTAATAGAAAATGATATAATAGAGCAATTAGAATCTTACATCTCGACCCTTAAAATTGAAGGTTTTCCAGATAATGGTGATTATAACCTTACACACTCAAAAGGAGCTGTATTAGTATCTTATACAAATTCATTTTTTGAGACAGAAACAAACTTTGAATTTATACAGCAAGAGGAAAATATAGAATTTGCTTTGTTATTGTTAGTAAGAGGATTAAGAAGAGAAAATGGTGCTTATGGTTATATAGATACCATAAAAGAGGCTCTAACTGGATTTAAACCAACAGGTTGCTCTAAGATGTTCCCAACTGACATAAACTTTGTTAGAATACAGGATGGGATATGGGAATACTCAATAGGGTTTAGATTAACAAAAGAAAATTACTCATAAAGGAGAATAAAAAATGACAGTAGGAAAAGTTGTTGCCTTTAGAGGCATACAGGACTGCAAAATTGCAAAAATAACAACAGATACAGAATCCGAAATAACATACGGTAGTGTTATAGATGTTCCAATTCAAAATTTATCATTTACTGAAAACGTTGAAGAATACACTCTAAAACATGATGATGAAGAGCAGGCATTTGACTCAAAAGTTTTATCTTATGATATCAGCGGAACAATGGCTAGAGTTCCTTTAGATGTATTAGAGGTGATAAGTGGTGGTGATGTGACTGATATGTCAACTTATCAGTTATATGAAGAAACAAGCTCAAGCTCTCCATCATATTTTAAACTAGAAATACAATCAACAAGAGTCTTTGGTTCAGATAATCCAGTTGCAGACGCTCATATTATATTTCCAAAATGTAAAAAGAGCTCTTTAGATTGGTCAATAGATGAGGGTTTTGCAAATATCTCATTTAGTGCGAAAGCTATATATACTACAAATGGAAATAAAGTAAAACAAGTTAGATTTAATGAAACTAAAACAGCAATATCCTAATGATTGTTAATATTTTTGGCAGTTCAGAAAGAATAGAAGAGATGGAGGCGGAAGATTTAAAATCCCGCCTCAAATCTTGTGATTTATCAATAGGTGTAAACTCATTTTTTAAATATTATAATTGCGATTACGGCTGCTTTTTAGATATTAGCGTTTTAAAAAGGCTTGTAAATAATAATCTTCTGTACGAAAAATATATATCTAATTTACGTTTTAAGGGTACTTTATACAATAAAAAAAATATATTTTATGATGTACTTCCTGATAGCATTTTATCATCGGGTTATTACGCAATAAAAGGGGCAATAAAATTAGGAGCAAAAAAGATAAATTTGTATGGAATTATGGATGGTGATTATACAAAACTTGCGAACGGTGATATAAAGTATTATAATTGTTTCAAGAAAGGTTATAATAAAATATCATCTAAAAATTACAAAAATTTTAACCATGATATAGAAAATAACTTTTACTCAGATGTAATAATAGAAAGACCATTAAGGAGAGCAAAATGAGCAATTTAAAAGATGTGAGAGAAGAAAAAGTTTTAATTAAGTTAAATGGTGAAAATAAAGAACTTCTTTATGATTTAAACGCTTTAGCTGATTTAGAGGAGGCTTATGGAAGTATCGATAATTGGCAGAGTGTTTTAGAAAAAGCTAGATTTACAGATTTAAGAAAGTTTGTACACATAGGTCTTTTACATAATGATGAAAAAATAACTGAAAGACAGGTTGGAAAGAGTATTGGAACTAATATTTTTGAAATTGTTGAGGCTATATCAAAAGCTTTAGCAAATGCTTTTCCTAGTTTAGATGACGATGGAGATGAGAACCCAAAAAACGAAAAGGGCCAAGCTCAGGGATAAACTGGGTTTGGTTAATCTATTGCGGAACGACACTTTTAGGATTTAATGAAAAAGATGTTTGGAAGATGACTTTAAGAAAACTAACCTCTTTGATACAACAACATTTTAAATATGAAGCCGATAAATGGAAAGGTATTTTAGGCGGCGAAGATAAAGAATCCCCCAAAGATGATGCTGATGCTTTTAGAAAATTAATGAGATAATAAGATGGCCGATAAAAAAGATATAAAATTTACGAGTAGTATAGATTTAAAATCTTTCGATAAAAGCATAGATAGGATGCAGAAAGATTTAAATTCTATCTATGATAAGATAGGAAAGTTTACAGAAAAACTTAATAGTCCTAATGAATTGCGTTTGTTTAAAGAAGCAAATAAAGAAGTAAAAAATCTAACCAAGTCTTTTAGGGAACAAGAAAAACAAGTAAACAAAACTATTTTTTCCGTAAAATCTTTAAGTGAGGCACAAGAACATTTAAAAAAAGGTCACCTTGTATCGAATGATGTTACTAAAGGTCTTGCTGAAGTAAGAAAACTTGATGATAAAATAGGAAAATATTCAAAAAACTTAGAAAAAAGAAAAGATAACTTTAGGTATAGAGGGGATCACTACAGAAAGTTAGAAGAGTATGCAAAGAGGGCTAAAGTTGGTGCTAGCGGGGAAGACGTTAAAAGTCTTATAAATAAACGCACTGGAATTAAAAAATCTGATTATTTGAAAAAATTAAACAAGAGTTTAGAGTGGCAGGAGGAAATAACAAAGAAAAATTTTAAAGTTTCCAAAAAGAAGATTGATAACTTTGTAGATAAATTAAATAAAAATAAGGGAGTCATAATAAACTCACCAGATAAAGAAAATGTAAAATCTGAACTGAATAAAAGTTTAGAGAGGCAGGCAGAGTTAACAAAGAAAAAGTTTAAAGTTTCCAAAAAGAAGTTTGATAACTTTGTAGATAAATTAAATAAAAATAAGGCAGTCATAATAAACTCACCAGATAAAGAAGATGTAAAATCTGAACTGAATAAAAGTTTAGAGTGGCAGGAAGAGTTAACAAAGAAAAAATATAG